GTAACATCACCGACTCTTAAGTTACCGGGGCCGGGACATGGCACTTCTTCTTTCTTTCCTAAATCACCAGTGTCAGGAATCTCTGGTGGTTCAATTTCTGGTGGAGGAGATACAGGTGGTGGAGGAGTTTCTCTTTGAATTATTAGTTGTTCTGGTGTATAGTCCATTGCATCATAAGATGGATATTCACCATGAGGACATAAAGTTGTAGAACCCTTTTCATCTTGATTCACAAGATCATGATCAAAAGGTAGTCTTGTTACATGATCCTTATTATCCTGATGCATCTTCACACATCCGGGCATCTCTACTATTGGAAAACCAATCTGAGTTGTTACGGGTGGATCATTATTAGGAATGAAAGGAACACCATTCAACCAAACATCATTCGTTCCAAACTTTGGAATTACAATATTTGGAATATTAATCTCATTTATTTCCGACATTTACTTTACCTGTCGTTGGTGGCATCATCAAGATAACACTTTGATGCACCTCTTGTTTGATTTGTTCTGTCAACCACTTTCGATTGTCTTCAACTCTCGCCTCACGAGTATACAACCCATACATTGCAACAGTAAATACAAAAGCATTGAGTGCTAGAGATACACCAACACCGATTTTAATAAAGAGTTTCATTTTGTTTCTTCAATCGCTTCTTTAATAATTTTTTTCAGCTCTCTTGATTTCTTTTTACCAAGACCTACTCTTGTGTCAATTTTTACCTTAACCCAATAGAGTCCAATAATAATAGCAAGAAATGGAACAGCATCTTTCCATTCAATAGTATTATATGCGTTAGCAAGATCTCCAACAACTGCAAACATAATTAACCCTCGTCTAGTGTACCAAAAGATCTTCGTATTTCACGAAGTTCTTCAAAGTCTTTTTTCTTTGTACCACCATCATAATCCCATGCATACCCTTCGGTGATCATTTGTTCGTTGAGCGATACATCATCATCGCCAATGTATAACCAACCAAGCAGCCTACCATACTTACCCACGCCACCTTTGAGTTCAGTTCTAATAGTGAGTTCATCATCTCCATCGATTGCTCCTTCTAATTTGTCCTTTAACCAATGAGTGGCATCTAATCCCAATGCCTTCTCTTCAAGATTTCTTGTTCTCTTCTCTGGTGTATCAACTCCTGCAACTCTAACTCTTTCTTTCTTGTATAGATCAAACCCAAGATCAATGGTGACATCAATAGTATCCCCGTCAACAACACGATTAATCTCCGTGACTCTGAAGTTGTAGCAGCTCTTCCTGCTCGGTGGTGTCATTACTCCCATAATTGTATTCAGCAAGTGCACTATTTATAGCATCAGAAGGTTTTGTTGCTGTTTGCTCAATTCTACTTTTTCTTAAGTTATCAATGTATACTCCATGTAGTGTATTCCAATGATATGGGTCGTATATATCTACTTCACCTTTCACTTCAGTTCTTGGTAACTTTATGTCACCAAATGTATCTGGACAATTAGCAGGGGAACCATCTAAAGGTAAACTACATGCGTGTGCCGGATCATCTGTAATAGGAGCAGTCCCACACATTGTTAAAAAGAATATTGGTATGATTGCGAGTTTATTCATTTGGGTACCATGTATCGTACTTAAATATACAGTATATCACAACTGAGACTAAAATCAATAGTATTGCGATCATTACAACAATCGACCAAGTAACCGTTTGAGCTGCCATAACTTGTATTCGTACCAGTTTTTCTTTCGATAGACTGGTAATATTTCTTTAAATCTATGTGTCATACTTTATATATTAATGTGTGGAAACCGACATGTCACTGCGTAATTATACCTAGTGTGTTATTATAAATAATAGCGTACTGGAGTTGAAACTATCATGTCCCACTACACACTCGGTTGGCACGACCAACAAAACAAACATT